CATTAGTGTGGTACGGAATGGTGAAGGATTGGAGACAACTTATGCGATGAATCCAAAACCAATTAAAAAGTTGGATGATGATCTGCGAGCTATTGCAAAGGCAGAGTTAAAAGCAATCAACCTTCCAGCATTATTTGATGGTGAAGATCCGTTTGCAGCATTTGAACCACCTGTTGAGGAGGACGAGGACGAAGTCCCTTATTGATATGTTACGACCTAATATTAGTAACGATGACTATCATGCTGATATTGCGTTGGGTTCGAGTCGAGCAAGACAATTGCTCGGCTCTTGCCCACTCAAGGTGAAGCATTCGATGAAGTTCCCCACGCCAAGTACCCCTGCCCTATTAAATGGCAGCCTGGTACATACTGCTACACTTGAACCTGCATTAGTTGACATTGAATTTGGATGCAAGCCAACAGAGATTGATGGTAATTCTAGCAGAACTAAAGCGTACAAAGATGCATTTGCAGAGATGGAAGCAGCAGAACCAAACAAGCGTTGGTTACCAGAATCTGATTATTCTATGTGCATGGAAGTAGCTGCATCTGCGAGAATGCATCCATTGCTACTTGATATGTTATACCATCCGGCAAGCAAGACTGAGCATACGGGATACTTCGAGATCGAAGGCACGCCCTGCAAGGTTCGTCCTGACTTGTACAATAGCGAGAATGGAATGGTCATAGACTTAAAGACTACAATGGATGCAAGTGAGAAAGGCTTTGCCAAAAGCGTGCGTCAATTTGGCTATGCATTTCAAGCTGCATTCTACATGACTGCATTAAGGCAAATGGGTGAGCAACCCAAGCAGTTTGTGTTTTTGGTTGTCGAGAAGAGTGAACCATATGCCACTGCATGTTACCATATAGACAACAATGATATTGAGCGTGAAGTACCAAGGGTGCTTGAAGCGATTAAAATCTATGGTGAATGTTTGCGTACTGATGTATGGCCGGGCTATTCGGATGATATTAAAACATTAAATCTTGGCACGCCCTTTACTGAGAATCGCTTGTCTATAAGTAAGACCAGCGAGAAGTTTGGTGTTAGTCGCAGTTATGTTTACAAGATAATTAAGGAACATAACATTGAGACCAGGAAGATCCGTAACAGGCAGACCATATCGATGTATGAATTTTCCAATGCCTTGCGTTGGGCTAACCAAAAGGTGGCGTAATGGGCAGAAATCAAGGTGCAAAGAAGTATCTTATTTCCAGCAAGAAAGCACTCGAAATACTTGGATTCAAATCGCAGACATCCTTAGATCAGTTCCATGAGGATGAGGGATTAACCTGTTACATAATTGATGGAACGAATGGTCGAGGTGGACGTGGTTTTGCATGGGATAAAAGAGAAATTAACAAGTGGATGAAAACTGAAGGAAGGAGCAGTGAAGAATGGCTAATCGATTGAAAATTAACGAGATGGATAAAGTGCTGGGTTATGCTGAAGCTCATATTGAGCAACAGAACTTTGAAGGCGCGGTTGTGGTATTACATGCAGCACTAAAACAATTAGTGGCTACATTGGCAGGTGAGGATATGAACAATAAAAGCGATCCTGACATCACGATTGTGACCACAAGGGACTGCATGGTATCTATTGATGATATCAAAGAGATATGTGCTAAGACTATTGGCGTGACTATCAAAGAGTTAGAAAGTAGGAAACGCACACAGGATGTATCCTTGGCACGCCAATGTGCAGTCTATTTTTCTCGCAAACAAGGATATAAGGTTGAAGAATTGGGCAAGGTTTTTAACCGCAATCATAGCAATATCACACACACCTGTAAGAAGATTGAAGACTTACTTGAATGTGACAGGGAGATGGCAGCCAAGATTAACCTGGTGGGAAGAAATATAAATGGGCAAAATTAATTCTCGATCTAAAGGAGCTAGATACGAGAGAGAATTAGCACGCTACTTATCCGAAAATGGGTTTCCAGATTCACGCAGAGGACAACAATTCTCTGGTGGATCGGATTCCCCGGATGTGGTGAGTGACTTTCCATTTCATATCGAGGCCAAGCATGTCCAGGCATTAAACCTATATGCTGCTATGACGCAAAGCATACGAGATGCAGGTGAAAAACCACCATGCGTCATACATAGAAAGAATAACACAGAGAGCATGTTCACATGCAAGCTGGAAGATCTAATTAAATTACTAAATGAGGGGAGTTGGGATGAAGATAGCAGCAGTAGTAAAGATTAAGCATGGAGCTATATGGGAAGCTCTACAAAAACTTAATTGGAATCAGTCGGATTTAGCACGCAAATGTAAAATGCAACCTTCAAGAGTTGGTGAGATTATTAACTTGAAGACAAGACCTTACCAAGGAGAAGTGGATAAGATTGAATTAGCTTTTTTAGATGGAGGTATTTGCGTTGATGTACTTAGTGAATGGCCGGAAATGTTTAGAGTCCGAAAAAACAATCTTACCTATTACAAAGATATTGAGACGGATAGAATGCTAAAAGATTCTAAACCATTAACATTAGAAGAGAAGGAATACATGCAAATACTTCTTAATAAACTATCTGACATTGAAGCAGATGTTTTAATATCACATATAGTTCAAGATATTCCACTCAACGAGTTATCCAAAAAATGGAATCTATCTCCTAATAGAATATCTCAAGTAAAAGAAGAGTTAGAGTTAAAGCTAGAAAAGTTTAGGCTTTTTATAGATAAGGACGGAGTAACATGCCCAGAGCAATTTGGAATGTATTTAGGTAAGCACTATCCCTCTAGAGTTTATGCAAGCGTTTGACACCAGCCTATCTGTTGGCAAGCTGCGTGAGGCCGAATTAATTGAGTTCTTCCAATCCAAGGGGCATAAGCCCATACCCATACCAGGCAAGTTCTCTGGCTTTGATTTCTTCTTAGCCAATACGAAGCAAGGATACGAGGTAAAGCAGGATTGGAAGGCTCATTATTCCGGCAATCTTGTGGTGGAAGTGGAGATGTATGGAAAGCGATCCGGGTTGATGGCAACCACAGCAGATTGGTGGATATTTGATACCAAAACTGAGTTTATATTTATAACCCCAAAGCAATTAAAGGATCTAATCGTGGAAACAAATCCACCCCTGCGTCAATTCACAGGCAAGGGAGATACCCATCCAAAGAAAGCATACTTGATACCCGTGCAACGCATAAAAAACTATGCCAGCAGTATCATTAAACGATAAACTAACTACAATAAGTTACACATGAATACACTTAATAAAATCATGAATAAAATAATAATTACAGCAATATTTATAGCAGCAGTTATCACCTGGATATGGATGATATTTGCATGGATTATAGCATTAGTAGGAGCATAAAAATGAGTACAGAAAAGCAAGATTTACGAGTCAAAATAAACAACGAAACACACATATTGTTAGATGCCTATTGCGAGCAGTCAGGTACAACTAAAGGACAAGTTATTACTGACCTGATTTGGGGCAGTATTCCCGAACGCCTCGCGCACACGCGGGTATTTCTTACGAAATACCTTAATAATAATATATATAGTACCCCTGACATTTCTGAGGTCAAAAGCAAGACCCGTGGAAAGCGATTATTACCATCTGATTTTTCACCTAACAAATCCATAGCAGAAGATGCAGGCATCGATTTCGATGGTGCGCTTGAAGCGTTTACAGATTGGGCAAAAGCAGGAGGTAAAAAATACCTTGATTGGGATGCCTGTTTTCGCACTGCTTGCAAGACATGGTTGAAGGAACGCTATCCACATTTACGCAGAGCAAGCACAAGCGTTTCAACTCATGGCTTAAATTTTGATGTAACTACCAAGCACCCGGATGATTGATGTTGAATTAGCAGAACAAGCAGTTCTCTCCTCCATGCTGCATGATGAAAGTGGAGTGGCCACAGCACAAGCAGGTGAAGCATTAACCAAGGATGACTTCTCCTGCATGGATCGTTCCACGATCTTTGAGACGTGCTTACGGTTAGCACCTGCAAATGAGATTGATTTAATCATAGAACATCCAGAGCTAAAACAAGAAGTAATCTTTTTGAGCGAGAAGTATGGTGGTGGTGGCATAGAAAGATACATTGAATATTTGATAGATCATCGTAACACGAGATCCGTGGAGCGTGCCTTATGGCAAGCAAACGATGATTTAAAAGCAAGTAAACCAGCAGAAGAGATTTCTCAGACATTTGTGAACACCATTGCAAAGTCACTTTCTCAAAGAAAGGGCGTGGTAAG